CCCGCCACTTGTGAGCCGGGCCAAGGCGGGCTGGTCATCCGGCCGCGCGAAGGATCGCGCCGCCGCGCCTGCGCCGAGCAGGGGGAGACGTGAGAGCTCAGGACGCAGCGCTGCGGGCGCTCGCGGAGAAAGCCAGCGTCGAGGCGACACGCTACCTCGATGATCTGGCCAATGCCTGTACGCCGGGCACCATTCTCGCCCTACTCGATCGCTGCGAGAAGGCCGAGGCGCGCGTGGCCGAGTTGCGGCTCGCCCTGCTCGACTGCCAGGACGCGTGCATCAATGCAGACTTGAACGACCCGCCAATCACGTTGCAGGAAGCCTATGATACTGCGGAGAAGGCCCTCACTGCGGCCGAGGCGGGCGTGCAGGCGTGGCTTGCAGCGCGGGACGAGCGCGTGCGGGCGGAGGAGCGCGAGGCGTGCGCGAAGATGATCGAACGGGAGTTTGGTACGACGGGGCAGCGCACCTACCCATGGAGTCCGAAGCAGACCGAGCGAAGCGCCGCCGCGATCCGCGCCCGCGCCGAGCAGGGGGAGAGATGATGGCCAAGCCAACGATCAAGCTCCGCGAGAAGATGCACGGGTGCGCTGGTTGTACCGAAGACTTCTATAACGGCCATAACCCGCTCGGCGTGTCTATGTGTTGGCATCTCCCAACGGCGAAGCTGGTTCGCAAGATTCGCGTGCGTATCAACCAGCGACCGCCTTGGAACGGCAATCCGGTACGAGTGTTCCACTGCCGTCACGAGAGCGGCGTCGTGCTGATGTCGCCAGAGAACGTGGCGGCTAACAATGCAGCGTGTCGGGCTTCAATGGCCCGAGCCGCCGCGATCCGCGCCGAGCAGGGGGAGAGATGAGCGAGCGCGTGAGCAACCAACGGCTGGTGACCCTTGCTGAGGCGCATCACGAGGTCAAGATTGCCGGGCCAGGCGCTTGGGACGGAATGGACCTCAACGACTTGGTGCAAGACCTCCGTGATGCGCGCGACGAGATTGTGCGGCTCAAGGCCGACCGCCGCGCGCTAGTAGAGGCTGCGGTGAGGGCTGGAACGCAGATTCTCCAGCTTGTCGGCTGCCACGGCATGACCACGCTGATTGGGGTCAAGGTGAGCGGCGGCAAACTCACCTACCAAGTCAACGATGCGAACATCTCTCTTGCCGCCGCCCGCGTGCTGGCCGAGCAGGGGGAGAGATGAAGCCCTACATCGGATACATGCAGCGGCGTTTCGCAAGAGGCCAGCCATGACCTACGTGAGTGATGTAGAAAAAGAGCGCGAGCGCATCGCCTGTGCGCTGGCCGAGGCGTGCCGGCGCGCTGGGATGCCTTTCGGGTCGCCCATTGGCCAGGACCCGGCCGACGGGCTCAGGGCGGCGCTTGAATCCGCGCTGCTCGTCGCCTACGAGGCCGGAATGCGCGACATGCGGGAGCGGGCGGTTCAGGTAGCGAGAGCTTTCATGCTCGGCGAGACGATGACGCCGGAACATCCCGAAAGTTGGTACCGCGAACTCGACGCGCTCGGAGACGCCATCGGGAACCGCATCGCGGTCCTCCCGCTGCGCGCCGCCTCGCAGGAGGGGAAGCCGTGAGTGACGAGTACGATTCGCCAGCGCCGCCCGTGAAGCACTACCCGCGACCTTGCATGTGCCCTGAAGTTCGGTGCTGCCCGTTGTTCCAGACGCCGGCGCCGCAGTTCCTGCTCGACGAGCCTGCGCGAGACGGCATCGGCCAGCAGCGGAGGGTGTTTGGCCCTGGCGAGTCGTGGATGTGCTGGGGCGTGATGCCTGAGGGCATCGTGTTCGAGTACGACGGAGACCAGCACGAAAACGACTTGCGCGTGTGCATGGCCTCCCCGCTGAAGGGCCTCGTAGCCTTCCAGGAAAACTATGGCGATTGGTGGGCGATGAAGCGTGGGTACCACAAGGCGTTGGAGCGTCTGGAGGCGCGTTATCCGGAACGGATGCCGCAACCCGAGCCCGCGCCGAGCAGGGGGAGAGGAGATTAAACGGCCATGAGCGGAATGTTGTCTCGCCGTAAGGGCAAGCTCGGAGAACAAGGGGCCGTTCAATTGCTCCGCGCAGCTTTCCCGCTCGTGCGCTCCAAACGCGCTGGCGGGGAAACACTCACCATCGACCGCGGACGCGATCTCCTGGATACCCCCGGTTTCTGTGTTCAAGTCATGCGCGCAGCGCGACCCGACATCCACCGCAAGTTCTCAGAGGCCGCCGCGGTCGCCAAACCGGACGAGATCCCGGTCGCCCTGACCCGCCGCGACCGTGGGCAATGGCTCGCCACTATTCCGGCTTCGGCGTTCGTCGCCATGGTGGACCAGTTAGAGAAACTACGGCGGGACTACGCAACACTCGCTGCTAGCGGCACTGACGCTATCTGGAGAACAGTACGCATAGAGTCCAACCCCAAATAGCCGCACCCAGAGAGGAGCAAAGAGAATCATGAACAAGGCAAAGGGCAGTGCGGTAGTTATGGACCCGGTGTCGAATGGCGCTAAGTCCGACATCGAAGAAACGGCACCCTACACTTTGCGTGTAACTATTGAAGGCACTGCGCCTCTACTGTTTCACAAATGGGATGGGGAAGCAGTCGAATCAAAGCAGAAGGCGGCCAAGGGATCGAAGACCAAAAAGAGCGATAATGTGGAAAGTTATGTGCCTCGCGACCTCGACGGCAAGGTGGCCATTCCGGGCGAGTATTTTCGTCAGTCATCATCAACGCAGCTAAATACCAACAGGACCCACGCAGCCCGAGGAAATCCGCAATGGACATCTTCAAGGCCGGGATGTTGGTCTTGACCGAGTACGCCAGTCTCGGTAAACGCGAGTGGGATTACCTCGATAGCAGGCGCGTGATGATACAGCGGCAAGGGATCACCCGCATGCGTCCGGCACTATACAAGGGGTGGCAGGCAACTTTTGATATACAAGTGTTGCTGCCTGAATACATCAGTCGACAGCTTCTACTACGTGTGATGGAGGATGCCGGGCGGCTTGTTGGTATTGGCGATTTCCGGCCCACGTTCGGCCGGTTCTCAGTGGTGCGTGTCGATAACACCTAATGACAGGGCTAGGCAAGGCGTGGTGAGGTCGGGCATGGCGGGGCAGAGCGTGGCGCGGCAGAGCTAGGCAGGGCGTGGCGGGGTTGGGCGAGGCGAGGCAGGGCATGGCATGGCGTGGCGAGGCCGGGCAGGGCCGGGTGTGGCTAGGCTAGGCTTGGCGTGGCCGGGCGTGGCGGGGCGTGGCGGGGCGTGGCGGGGCGTGGCAGGGCGAGGCGGGGCTTGGCGTGGCTTGGCGTGGCTTGGCAAGGCGAGGCGAGACATGGCATGGCAGGGCTAGGCATGACAAAGCAAGAGCTTCACGCCTACCGTTAGCAAGACCACTCACCCCACCAAGAGGCCAAGGATGGCTACCAACGACTCGCCCGGGTTGCCCGAGTCCGTCATCCTCGCCGAACGCGCGGTCCTGGCCACCATGCTCTTCTCAAGTGAGGATTGCCACACCGCCGCCGCGCTTCTCAAGCCCCGCAGCTTTTTCCTAGTCGCACACCGAAAGATATTCTCCGCCCTTCTGGCGATCACTGCGCGCGGCGAAAACCCAGGCACCATCGTCCTAATCGCCGAACTCGAACGCGCAAAGCAACTTGACCTGTGCGGTGGAATCGACGCAATCGCCGGAATCGCCCAAAGTGTCGGCACTCCCGCCAATCTGTCAGCAAACGCCCATATCGTCCAGGAAGCCGCCACCAGACGACGCATCAGGCGGGCTAGCCTAGAAGTCCAAGCCCTCACCGATGACCCAGCTGCGCCCAACGCTGACGCGCTGGCACGCCTCCAAAGCGCGGCCACGGAACTAGCCGACAGCGCCGCGGCACCCGGTGGACACGCCGCTGAGCGTATCGAGTTCCTGGACCTCGAGGCGATCCAGGCGAGCGGAATCCCACCCGTGCCGTGGATCGTGGACGGATGGCTTGCCGAAGAAGACATCGCGCTCATCAGCGGCGACGGCGGAATCGGCAAATCCACGACCGTCGCAGCTCTGGCCATCGCTGTCGCCACGGGCGGTATCTGGTGCGGCCTGCCAGTCAAACGCTCAGGCCACGTCCTGGTGCTCGATGAGGAACAAAGCGTGCGCGAAGTATCCCGCCTATGCCTGCGCCTTGGCGCCCCACACGATAACCTGCATGTCGCATGCCAGCAAGGCGTTAACCTGACAAGCGCGATGGGATTGAAACGAATCGAGACCGCACTCGCCGAACACCGCCCAATATTAACCGTCTTCGATAGCGTGCAACAAGTCTTCGCCGGAGTCGATGGCAACAACGCCGGAGAAGTGGCCGCCGTCTATGCCGAACTCTTCCGCCTGCGTCGCGAGTACGGCACCGCCTTCACGCTCATCGGCCACCTGCGAAAACCCCCGCCAGACGGCCAGACCTCAAAACTCCACCTAGTCCACGGCTCCGTCGCCTTCGGCACCCAAGCAAGCACGGTCTGGGTTGCAACCCAACCAGCCAAAAACTTGCTTGACTTGTTCCAAGTAAAACGCCGCGATGGAGAACGTACATCATTGCGAATCCGCTACCAGACCGAAGGACCAAATGAATCTATCACCCTGGCCGGCGAAGGAGAAATCGAAGAACAAGAAACAATCACGGAACGCGCACAAGACTTCATTGTCAGCTTCTTGTCATCCCACGGTATCAGTCCCACCGGGTGGATTGTGCAAGCCGGGGCTGTCGAACAACCCGCAATCCCCGAAAGAACCGTCAAGCGCGCACTGAAACACCTGACCGGATTGGGCTCGGTACAGAGGGTCAAACGCGGCTACTTCGGCTTGGCACAAGCCCGGGATTCCGAGTAAGTGCCAAACACGTGCGAAACCTGGCACAAACTTGGCACAAGCTTGGCACGAGCGTTGTGGCGCTTGGGGTTACAAACCACGTCGTTGGCACAAGCTTGGCACAAACCCCAACTAGGGGAGGTTTGTGCCAAAGTACCCCCCCCCTACGGGGGGGGTACTTTGGCACAAACTCCCATGGGGCGGAATTTCTGCTGGCACAAACTTGGCACAAACCCTCCAGACGGCGGCCTGCCGGGTGCTACCAGAACCCAAGCCGCGGCGCCCGCGGCGCCCGCGGCTGGCGGCGGGAGGTATGGGTACGCTTTTAGGCATCGGCCCACGTTTTGCTTGCATCCTAGCTGCGGTTGTGGTTTGGATGGTGTGGGCGCAGGGATCCAGCGCCTACGGGTTGACCACGGACGGCCCCCGGGGGCCAGGGAGGGTGGAGCAATGAAGCGATGGGTGGTGGGGTGGGCTCTTGGGCTGGCGACGCTCGTGGTGATGCTTGCGCCGGGAGCGTCTTCTGTGTTTGCGGCTGGAACGGATGTCGTGTGGCTGACGAGGCAGATCCCGTGGGCGTCCAAGACGACGCCATTCACGGGCTCGGCGCGCGACACCGCCTACATCACGGATGAAGCGGATACGACGCGCACCGCGGTGATAAGTACTGGGGATTGGGCATGGGATGCGATTGCCGGATCTGGGGCGGCGACCGGCGCACAGACGGTTGCCCTACTCACGGTGACAGCGGAGGTTAACAACGGTACTGCCGATAGCCTCTACTTCCATATCGAGCAGGGTGTCAGAGGCCGCTTCAATCATAACGTCCCTGGGGCTGCGGCCTTCGCGCCAGCGCTCGGTAACTACTTGGTCAAGTTGGGCAATGCAGGCAATACGAAAATCGTGTTTCAGGGGCCGATCCTGGGTGACCCCGACCTTCTGCCAACGGTTGGGAATGTATGGCTCATCCCAGAGTTCCGCATTGTGCTCCGGGGCGATGTGACTGGCACGGCACCCAAGCTCTCGCAATGCCGTGCGTTTATCACCTATCCCTCGCGGCGCGCGAGTCAGTGAATCACTAACACAAGAGACCAGAATGCCTAGGCGTTATACAGTCAGCGACAAACTTCGCGAGGCTAACAAGATCAAGGCGAAAAAGCCGCGCGGTGCATGGGCTGGAACGCCAGAGCGCGCGAGGCTCGAGCAGGCCAAGGAAATCTTGCGCGAGGTTCTACCGGACGGCGCTCGCATGGTGGCCGAGTTTGTTCGCGATGCGACATTGCCGGCCGAGTTGCGGTTGGCGGCATTCAAGATTGCGGCGGAGCGTGCTGGGCTGCCGATTATGACGCAGCAAGAATTGGCGGTGGTTGGCGATCTACAGCAGCGGCAGACGTGGGTGGTGGAGGGTGGCCTGGGATGGCCGGAGGTGGGTGGTGGGGTGGGGGATTCTGCTACTTCTGGCGACCATGACGGTAGCCACGATCGTACCGCAGACCGGCAGCACTGAGCCTGTTTATTCTCCAAGGACCAGGGCTCAACTCGTGGCACTTAAGTCCACGGTGCCAGAGCTTGCCTACTCTGGTCGTCGTTTTGGCGGCAAGAGCTGGGTTGGGTGTGCCAAGGCGTGGCTTTACGCCGATCGTAATCCGGGGGCCAGGGTTGCGATCTGCCGCGAAGAGCGCGCCTCAATGGAAGCGACCACGCTGGTAACGCTCCGCCAGGAGATCGTGCCGGCGGCGTACTGGTCGCGGTATTGGCGCGAGGGTAAGGGCGTCCTCGAGTTTCCCAACGGTTCTGAGATCCACGTGTTCGGCCTGGACCGCCCCGGGCGCGCCCTTGGCGCACGATATGGGCTTGTGGTCGTGGACCAGGCCGAGCAGCTCTCTTTCGAGCAGTTCGAGATCATCAACTCGTGCGCCATGCAGGTCGGGATGCCGTGGCATCAGACCATGCTGCTATTCAATCCTGACAGTGAGGAGCATTGGGCGTATCGGCGCTATCACCCCGATGAGGGCGACGGATTGCGGTTGGACGATGGTGGGAAAGTGTTCGCCGAAGTTGTTCACGTCTTGCCTGATGATCTGATTGGTCTCCTGAGTCAGACGAGCCGCGACCGATTCAACCGTATGTCGGGTGTCTGGTATGACCGCTACCGCATGGGGCTTTGGCGGCACTTTGAGGGCGCGGTGTTTCCGACCTGGCATCCGGCGAAGCGGGTGGTCGATCCGCCGGCCGTGTGGGCTGATTGGGGCGGCTACCCGCCTCCTGATTGGCCTCGAGGACGGGGGATTGACTTCGGTTTCTACCCGGACCCATTCGTGTGCTTTGATGATCGCACCGAGGTTTTGACTGAGACTGGATGGAAGTTGTTTGAACAACTGTTGCCTAGGGAGCGGGTGGCCACGGTCTCGTCAGACAAGGCATTGGAGTGGCAGGTGCCGACAGCGCACATCGAACAGCCGTATGACGGACCGATGGTGACTCACGATGCTGGAGAGCAAAGCGCAGATTTCTGCGTAACACCAAACCATCGCATGGTGCTCGAGCACCGACGGACTGGCGAGGTGCGACAGTTTGCTTCTGATCGTATGCCGCGCCATGAGTGGAGCATCCCGGTCGGGGGGTGGCGAGCCGCTGCCGGTCAGGGTGATCCAAGGTTTGCGCGGCTCTTGGGTTTGATCATTGCGGACGGGTGTATTACGCAGTCGCGGGGCAGGAAGTATGTCCGGATTGCGCAGAAGAACTACGTTGAACGGGCCCGAAAGCTTGTGCGCGATGCGGGCTATAAGGCATCTGAGTACACGAACAAGGGCGATTGTGTTGATTTCGCAATACGGTCAGACGCCCTATATGACTGGCTATCCCAGCGTGGGCTTCGTACCTACTCGCATGAGAAACGTATCCCATCCGATTCGCTGACAATGGGCCGGCCGCTTCTTGAAGGGCTGATGTTGGGTGATGGGTCAGCGGATGGACGTAGGTACATGACTACGTCATCGGGTTTGGCGAGTGATGTTCAGGCATTGGCTGCGATGTTGGGGATTCCTAGTCGCGTCCGTGTCACTAATGCAAATGGCAAAGTGCGATTTGGTAAGCCCGTGAGGGATCTATACACGGTTTGGTTCAACAAGCGTTATCGTGCGCCAATCGAGAAGATGGACATTCACCGCACGCACTATTTGGGCATGGTTCGTTGTGTCACGGTGCCCAACGGCACGCTAGTGGTGCGCAGAAACGGGCGGCCAATGCTCTGCGGCAACTGTCAGTGGTGGGCCAAGGATCCAGGCAAAGAGCACTGGTATCGCTACCGCGAGAAGTGTGAACTCTCGAAGCTTGCTGACGTTCATGCATTTGAGATTCTGGATTCTGAACAGGCAGAACTGGAGATCTTGCGTCAAAGCGCCAAGGTGCTAGGGCGTGAGAAGGACTTCGCTAGCTACTTGGCCGAATTCCAGGTCATGGCGAGTTTCAGCGATCATGACCGCGGGGAGCGTGAGCTGCTCGAGCGTCCCGAGCGTTACGGGCGGTGCGTGTGGACGCAGCCGGCGGATAAGGATGTGTTGGCCGGTCTCCAGACGCTTTCCGGCATGTTGACCGATGACCCTCAGGCGCCCCAGATGTGGCTGGTGCGAGGAGCCACCTTCATGCGCGATGCGGAGCTTGCACGCCTTGGGCGCCCGACATGCATGGAAGAGGAGATGGGCCGGCAGCGGTGGCGGAGGGCGAGAGAGGGTGACTCGGCGAGTGCCAGGACTCGGCAGATGCCAGTGGATAAGGACAACCATTGCGTGGACGCGGCACGCTACCTTCATCACAGTATGGCGGGGATGATGGAAGTGCGGGTGATGGGATGAGCAAGCATCCGGCGGGGCTTCCTGTAACCAGGAAGGCAAGGGGCATGCGCCAGGATGGCGGAGCCTTGTCGGCATGACTCTCTTCTCTCGCGTCCGCGCCGCCATCTCGGGCTTTATTAGCGGTCGCTCGCGTCCGCGCAGGACGGTGCCTGAGTGGGCTGATTGGATCATTGGTCATCCGTATATCCCGCCTGAGCAGTTGGATGAGGATTTCCGCGACGCATTTCACAAGGTGCCGATTGTTGCGGCCAGCATCGGCCGCGTACAGCATGACGTGGCGTCACTTCCGGTGCGGGTCTGGATGGGCAAGGGTGAGTGGCGTAAGGAAATGGAGCGCAAGGACGGCAACCTTGTTGATTTGCTGCATAAAGCTAACCCGCGTGACACGGGTTACCAGTTGCGGGTGGCGACGGTGGGCGCGCTCAAGACTCACGGTAACGCTTACTGGTTCCTTCAGCGGTTTCCCGGTCGTCGGGAGCCGGGTGAGATTTGGCATTTGCCCCCACATTTGATGGAAGTGCAGCCTGGTGAGGGTCGCGGCATTAGCCGCTACTGGTACAACCGGGGCGGCAACCGGGCCGAACTGGCGCCCGAAGATATTATTCACTTCCGTAAGTACAATCCCGATGATTCCCCGATTGGAATGAGCGAACTCGAGCCGGTGCGTCGCGACTATGAGGCGCAGTTTTATGCGCTTATTTGGCTCAGGGAATTCTTTCGTAAGGGCGGCATGGTGTCGGGTGTGTGGTCGGTTAAGGAAGGTTCTACAAAGCTTACTGATGCCAAGATCAACGCGGTTATGGAGCGTCTGAAGTCTTTGCACGTTGGCTACAACAAAGCGTGGGACCCGGTGGTGGTGGAGGGTCTAGAGTTCGTGCGTCGCGGGCTGACGCTCTCCGAGATGGAGCTTGATAAGCACCTGGACATCATGAACGCGAACATCTGCCGGGCGGTTGGAGTGCCGCCCTGGATGATGGGCATTAAGGAAGGTAGCACGCTGGGCAGTTCGGGTGCCAACGTAGATTTGCTTGACTACACCCTGGGTACTCTGAAGCGAGAGGCGACGTTGATTGACACGACCATCAATGAACAACTTGCGCCTCTTTTTGGTGCCGATATTGAAGTTGAGACGGACTTCAGCAGCACCCTGGCCGTTCAGGGCGCAATGTTGGAACAATCTAAGTCGTTGGTCATAGCAACCGGGCGAGCAATTCTGACGGTGAATGAGGCGCGTCGGCGTCAGGGTTTGGAGCCCCACGTGGATCCGACTGCCGATGAACTCTATATACGTTCGGTGCCGGCATTCGGAGAGCCGGGGGCGGCGGGTGATGAGCCGAGCCGTCTATCTGCCGTGCGCCTGTGGTCGCGCGTTAAATCGATGATCGATGGGAATGAGGAACGCGAGCAATTGCGTCGCCGTGCTTCGAGTGCCTTGGAGCGCGCAGAGGGGCGAATGTTGATCTTCCTTCGCGGGCGGCTCGAGGACCAGGAGCGCGTGGCGGTAAACCGCTTGCGGGAGCGCTGGGCGCGGGAGACCTCTTCTTCGCGTGGTGGTGGTGGAAGAAGTTTTGTATTGGATTTTAATACTCTAATGGACCCCGAGGATCCAGAGGATGGGGCCCGCGTGCGGCGGATATTGGAAGAGCTATTGAGGAAGCGCGGGCGCGAGGCGGTTGGCGAGCTTTCTGCATTGGTGGAGATTGCCGAGGAAATCGAGGTCCGCTTGAATTCTGAGCGTGTATTGCACTTCCTCGAGCAACAGGTTGACCGGGCGATTATCGTGCCGGATGGTACTACGGCCCAGATGCTTAGGGAGTCGCTTGGAGAAGGCGTGATGGCCGGTGAGTCGTTGGATGGTTTGGTGGCGAGGGTGCGGTCGGTGTTTGTCTCACGCCAGAGTATGGCGGCGACCATCGCGCGTACCGAAGTGCTCCCGGGCTATAACCTGGCAAGTCAGGAAGCGTGGCGGGAGTCGGGGGTTGTAGAAGAGCAAGAGTGGTTGAGTGTGAGGGACGCGGCGGTGCGCGAGGCGCATGCTGATGCGGACGGCCTCGTAGTGCAGCTGAATGAGTCGTTTATGGTGGGTGGCGAGGCGCTTGCGTACCCCGGTGATCCGCGGGGATCGGCGGAGAACGTGATCAATTGTCGTTGTACCGTACTCCCGGTTGTGTCTCAGGATGTGGGCAGTCAAGCGCGCTGGAGGCGCTATTGGGACGCTCGCGAGTCGCGCAACGGTCATGGGTCTGCTATCCGAATGCGGAGATATTTGCAGGGGATCAAGTGATGTGCTTCCGCCGCACCCGTGACACGGAGAAGATTTGGTGTCCCGACTGCGGCGAGCCGCTGGTTCAGGCAGTGGCCAAAGAGAAGGCGTCGTGCCGCAAATGCGGGAATGTGTGGGCGTGGAAGCGTCGCAGAACTCGTGTGATAGGCGCGCTGCGGGAGGCTGGATGACCAAGGTATTACGGCTTCGGAATGAATGGGCATGGCTTGCGCGAGAAAACTGGCAGGGCTCAAAGGCCAGCATGGACGCAATGTTGGATGAGATCAACTCGTTGCCACAGGTACTTCGGCCGCTGACCGCCGATGATGTGATTGTCCGTGGTATGTACCTGATGAATGATCAGCCTATGCATGGGGAGCCAGCTCGGGCGAGGAAGTTTGATGCTCGGGCCGTTGAGCAAACTGTGCCGCTGGTTAGGGGGAAGCCCGTGCTTGTGAATCATATGACGGATGGCATGGACGGGCTTCCCGTGGGGCGTTTTTTTCGCGCTGAACTTGAGACTCGCCCCGATGGCGGCACATGGATGTCTTCGCTATTTTTTATGTTGAAGGATTCGCAGGGCGTGCGTCTTGCCAACGCGATTGATGGTGGCTTGATTGCTGAGAATTCTCCTACGCTAGAGTTTGATCGCGTATATTGCTCGATCTGCGGGGCGACTGACCTGGATTGCGACCATCTTCCCGGGCAGCTCTACGATGGAATGAAGTGTTATGCCGTCATGAGTGACATCGTGGACTTTTGGGAGGGGTCTCTTGCGTGGGCGGGGATGCAGAAGAACACGGGCTTCTACATTGCTGCGGGACGCGATCCTTCGACTATTGTGACAATGGACGAATATATGGCGGGGCTTGCGAGAAAGCATGAGAAGACGACATCAATAGAGCAGGATGCGTGGGGAGTTTACTGGCAGCATAGTACGGGGTAGAGGCATAAGGCGCGGG